TCAAATGGTGGATATAAAAAGGTATTAGCTATTCCAATTACTTTTGTATTTTCATCAATAAAATTTTCTAAATATTTAAAAAACTTTTCGTTATCTGAGATAAATCTAAACCAGTCTAAAACAATAGTATTTATTCCATGATCTATCAAATTAGCTTTTATAACATATGGCCCTGCATATCTTGAGGCATATGTTTCTGTTTTTCCTACTATATCATTTAATATAATTACCTCATTGCTCATTTTCTAATACCCTTTTGATTATATCAAGATCTTCTTGCTCCATATAATGATGAGAGGGTAAATGAATTAAATTCTCAGTAAAATATTTTACTCCTTGCAGTTCCTCTTGGGCTTCAAAAAAAGGAAAAGAAGACATTGGTTCTTTGAACATAGTTCTTGCTAAACAATTGACTGAGTGAAGTTTTTCTAATACAGAAGCAACTTGCTCTGAAGGAACAAACATTGAGAATCTTTCCCAAATATAATTTTCTCCGGGTATAGATTTAAAGGGAAGATTGTCATTATACCAAGTAGCAATCTGATTTCGACGCTCTCGATACTCGAATTGCTCATACAGCTGAATTTCTTTTAAAAGAACGGCACAAGAAGTATTATCTAAAAAACTCTTAGTGCCATAACCTACTATTTGTTTTTGTTTTGAAGTTCCGTGCGCTTGAATTTCATAAATACGCTCATGAATATCAGCATGACGTGTTGCAATTCCTCCACCAGAACCTAACGTGCCTGGTCCTTTTGTAAAATCGAAAGAGTAACATACTAAATCGGATAGTTCTCCTGGCTTATATGATATAGGTGCTCCCATATAAAAAGCAGGAGCTGCGTCTTCAATTATTTTTATTGTAGGAAGATATTTTTTAACTACTTTACATAGCTCTGGCACGTTTGCCATTGCGCCAAAATTATGTATAATTATAAGCGCATTTGCATAATTATTTTTTATTTTTGCCCAGTTTTCTAATGCTTCAACAGAAATATTACCAGTTTCATCTATATCAATAAACTTTAAACGTCTATTCATAAATCGAACAGCATTTGCTACTCCTCTCCAACCATATGCAGGAACTAAAATAGTATCACCTTCTTTTGTTAAAGCGTGAACAGCTATTTGTAAAGAGTCAGTGCCGCAATTTGTAAAATTCCAAAAAGGAAGATCAGATAGCTCAGCGCATTTATCTGCTAGTTCTCTTTGTATAGGCGCTAAATCACGACCATCTTCTGCTTGGTACGGATAGTCCATAGCATCTGAGATAGCACGAAGGTAATCAAGCTTATGTTTTTTTATACGTTGTCGATGGGGAATAAACGCTATAGATTTCAACTAAATACCTAGAGAGTTATACCATTGTTGAACCTGCTCATAAGAATGTTTTCCGAGAAGGTAATTGCCATAAATATTATTTTTATAATAAATTAAAACAGGAAGACGATTACGATGATCAGTAGGTAGACGAGACAGTCGAGAATCATTTTCATTAGCCCACTCCGTATCTACGTCAGGATGTTCTTTTTTTATTGCTTCTAACTGATTTTTGATGTATGATAAGTTTGTTGAATCGGAAAACGCGAACCCAACTATTTTATGAGTGGTCATCTATGATTTCTCTCAGTTCTTTTATGTTTGACTCAAGTATTTCGATTCTCGCACGCATTTCTTGTAATTCGGATGCAAGATATCGTAAATCCCCACCTAAATCGGTGGCAACCTCTCTAACTTGGGCATGAAGCTCTTTTGCTTCTTGTCTGACATATTTTTCTGTAGCATACATGATGTTAGTATCTCATAAAATATAAGGGTTGTCAATAAAAAACTAACTACAACAAAAAGAGGATATCCACCTTATGTCACGACCACGACTACCCTATGTTATTACATATTTTCAATCTTTAGCTAATCAGGGAATGGAAGAAGCACAAGAATTAATTCAAGAATATACAGATATACAAGAAAACTCAGGTGAGTTTATTGCTGCACGTTTTATTATGGAAGTTTATGAAGAAGTACAACAGGAGTTAAATAGCTATGGCAAAGAAAGCCACCTATAATAGCCTTACTAAATACAGTGACTGGTCAGCTAGAAAGCTAATTGATGAGGCAAGAAATGTCGCAAGATGGAACCCTTGGATAGCTCATGATTGGATGCGTGAAGCTTCTTATCAAATTACAGGTATTGAACAGTATCGGTTAATAGAGTATCATGATGCCGCTGTTGAAGAAATTAATGCTTGGTGGCGTATGCTTACTCGTATGCGTTTTTATAAAGAAAAAGAGTTTTGGCAAGGTATACCGCCTAAAATGCTAATTAAAATGGTTCCTGACGACGATAATGTCGTATCTTTATAAAATTATACTTGCTAAATAACAATTTTTCTGCTAGTATGAAAGTTCAACAAAATGTTTTTTAAGATGAATGGAAAAAACCCCTTTCGAAATTTAGTACGCAACGCAAGAAGGACAATTATCTCTGATTATTCTAATGAAGAAAAAGTTCTTTTCCTTAAATCACTATATTCTGAGTTGCGTGAGTCTTTAAAAGAAAATGAATACTATTTAAATTCTCAACCAGCTTATTCCACGCGTTGTATTCATTGGAACTATCGTGAAGTTGAGTCTATTAAGCCTGTGAAGAATTTATCTAATCCTTGGCTTAGATTCAAACGTGAGTTTGAACAGGCGCTAACCAACGATAATTTTTGCGAAGTTGTCAGAAGTGTGTCTGTAGCTTTGGGTTGGTTTTATTCTAACGACTACCTAGATGATTGGATAGTTGATTTAAGAAAGGAATAAGCATGGCTGTTTCATATCAAAGCGCTTATAAGTTGATAAGAAAAGTAGTTACCTCTATGCCAATTGATGTATGGGATGAGGATACAGGAGAAGTTTGGGAAGCTTGTACCTGGGAACTCTTTGACCCTCGCCCGGAGGGCGACTGCGCTGGGTCACGAGAAATTGGTGCCGCTAACTTAATTTCAGCTTTTAACTTATTACATCAAAAGATGTTAATTTCAGAATTATCACAAGAAGACTTTGATGAAACAATTGAGTATCGTTCTTTAGAGTTATTTAAAGAAGTAATGGAACAACTTGAAGAAGAACGAATAATTCGTAAAACCCCAACCTCACTTAGAGAAAATTTTAAGGTGATTAGTAATGAAACTGACGGATGAAGAACAGAAGGAATTGAGAGCTGAAATCCAAAGAATTGTAGATTTAATGGTTCAAGTTAAATCTGGACAAGAATCTATTTCTTCAATTTTAAAAGATATTAAAGATCAGTATGAAATTCCATCTACAGTAGCTCGTCGTGTAGCTACTACTTTATATAAAAATAATATGATGGAAGAAGAAGAAAAATGGGAAGATTTTAAATCTTTAGTAGATGTTTGTGGATAGCCTCCGCAACTTGTAAATGAGATAAAGGCCCCGCATGAGATCTATCCTCGGCGGGGTCTTTATGTTTCATCAAATCTAAATGTAAATTTATGTGATTATCTGTTAATTCACATAGTTTTGGGTATAGATGAGGAAAACAACACATATGAACATGTTTTATACCAGCTCGTTCACAAAGTAGTACTTGTTTAGCCACAGCACCTGCCCATAAATTTTGCACTACGCTTTCGTTTTCAAAATATAACATTCCTGCTGCGTGCCAAGCAGCTTGGTGTCGTTTATCTTCTTGTCTACGATTTCCTAAAATTTGTTCAGATAAAATCCAATTACGATAGTATTTTTCATTTTCTAGTATATGATTAGCTACTAAAAAACCTTGATAATGATTTCTTCTAACATCCCATACTTGCCAACGATATTCACTAGTATGCCCAATAAGAATTAAATTAGGTTTTAACTTGACAGCTTCTTCAACTTGATTTAAAATAAGATATTCAGAAGCACCGCTTTGAGCTAGGTTTTTAATTTCAGATTTAAAAGCTCTAGCAATAAGATGTGCATAAATTTGATCTTGTGATGCAAGACCTTCTCCAGCAGTATATGAATCTCCGCAAGCAATTATGAGCATTTCTGATATTTTTGTTATAGGTAATTCTTGGTCTATACCAAGTCTTGAAGCACCTAAATCATCTTTTGATTTACTTAACTTAAAAAATCGCTGGGAAGAGCCAGGAATTACTTTAGATGCTCAGTCTGAGTATATCATAAAAAATAATCTTGTCAATCATTTTAAAGTTATTTGGTTAGTAGGTCATCATCATCGAGTAGATCCTTACGGAGATGGTCATTATCTTATTCCATACGATTGGGGAAAAGAAAATATTTGGAGTAAAATAACTCGTGATTTATGGTTTAAAAAATTAACTAAAATGCCTTGGTATTGGCGAATCAATGCTTTGTTTGTACAAGCAGTTGCAGCAAAAGCTACTCCAGAAAATTTAATGTTAATTCCTATATATCGACCCAACATATTAGAACATGATATGTTAAAAAATAATCCTTGTATTTGGTGGGAATATATGCGAGATTTAGCAAAAGATCATCCTGATGGGAGGGGACACACTAATCAAAAAGGACATTTGATTTTTGCTATGAAACTTCGAGAGGAGATTGAAAATCGTTGGAAGATTTCATTGACGATAGATGGGTAGATTCTATACACATAGGTTTTAACGAAGAGATAGCTAAAAAAGCCTATAAGATAGTTGAGCACTGTGAAAAAAATTATTACTGGTATGGACATCAATGGGTATGTAATTTTGCAGGACAAACAGCTATTTTATTAAAACCAGGAGAAGGTTATGAATGGCATTTTGATAATATGGACTATACTAATGGTATTCTTTCTTGTCCCAGACCTTCTAGATTTTGGAGTCATTTAATTTATTTAACTGATGGGCAACCTTTTGAGATAGGCAACTGGAATCCAAAAGGAGTAAGAGTAGAGCAAACAGAGTTTAGTGCTCCAGAACCTACAGAGATTATAGCTAGAATTTATCCTATTCCAGGTAAGACAGTTATATTTCCTTGTTTTATGGTTCATAGAATACAGCCACTAGTTAAAAAAAATAGATGGGCTTTTGTAAGCTTTATTGATAAACCTAATTATACTACAGTAAATAAAAAACAACTAACAAGTATTTATAAAAGGTATTTTAATGACAATATTCGGAATTAGCGCATATCATCATGATTCTGCCGCTGCGTTATTGCAAAATGGCTTTGTAAGGCGTGCTTCCCATGAAGAACGTTTTACTCGTAAAAAATTTGATAATTCTTTTCCTTCTAACTCTATTCGTTGGATGCGGCATCATATTGAAAAAGTTGATGGAGTTGCATACTATGAAAGACCTGGGTTATTAGAAAGACAAAATATTAAAAGAGAAATAAAAAAAGCAATACCAGGAAAATATCCTATTGAATTTATGGATCATCATAAATGTCATGCTATGAGTTCTATTTTAACAACTGATTGGGATAGATGTGCTGTATTGGTAGTAGATTCCGTTGGAGGTAACTACTCTACTAGTTTAGGTATGTACGAAAATAATGAAATTACTTGGATAAAAAGATTTGAATATCCAGAAAGTTTAGGTTTGTTTTATTCTACTATAACAAATTTATTAGGGTTTGTCCCTCTATCTGATGAATGTAAAATAATGTCCGCAGCAGCTTATGGAGAGCCAAAGTGGAAAAATTATATGAAAGAAAAGTTTTTAGAAACAGAATTTGGAAATTATACCTTAAAACAAGATCTACGTAGGGGTGTTGGTAAAGGTGTACTTGATTGGGATATAGCTGCAAGCGCTCAAGAACTATTACAAGATTGTTTAATTAATTTAGCTAATTGGTTATTTAAAGAGACAGCTTGTAACAAGCTTGCTTATGCCGGCGGAGTAGCTTTAAATTGTGTAGCAAATACTAATTTAATTAGGTATTCTAATTTTGATCATATTGCAATTCAACCAGCTGCTGGAGATGCGGGATGCGCTTTAGGAGCCGCGGGGCTTTTAGATAGACCTATTTGGGAAAATGCATATTTAGGATATGAAGATTCTTTAAATCAAAACCCAGAAGATATAGCACAAAGACTACTTAGAGGAGAAATAGTGCCTGTTATTAATGGTCCAGCTGAGTTTGGTCCTCGTGCTTTAGGAAATAGAAGTTTACTAGCATTACCTACTCCTCTTTGTGTTAGTAAATTAGATAATTTAAAAGGAAGAGTAAATGACTCTTGGAGACCGTATGCTCCTGTGTGTTTAGAAGAAGTAGCAGAAGAGTATTTTGATATTTACTATCCTTCTTACGAAATGTTATATGTCGCCTATAACGAACCAAATAGCCCTTTTAAAACACACGATGAAACTGCAAGACTTCAGTTAGTTAATAAAACTAAAAATGCTTTTCTTGCTAAAATTTTAGATTTTACTACTAAGCTTGGGCATCCTATATTAATTAATACTAGTTTAAATGCAAAAGGAAAACCTATTGTTAATACGGTAGAGCACTTTAAAAATGAAATCAAACTTTAACATATTAAATCTGCATAATAAAAAATATGAATATACTTATGATATGCGTGTAGATACTCTACCTACTGGTAGAACCTATTTTACTCCTGATGGAGACTATCCAAGTATTACTACTGTTTTAGGAAAAACAGCTAATAATGCTTGGTTACAAGCTTGGAAAGATAGAGTAGGAGAAGAAGAAGCTGCTCGTATTTCTAAAGAAGCTACAGATAGGGGAACTTTAGTACACGAATACGCAGAACGATATTTTAATGGAGAAGATATTTTATCTGATTTAAAAAAGGAATCTTCTGATGTAATTCAGATGTCAAGAGATCTAATTAAGATTACTGAGTCGGGAGTTACTGAGATCTGGGGGCAAGAACAAGTTTTATGGAGCAATAAATATCAATATGCTGGGCGTTGTGATATGGTAGGTTTATGGAATGGCACTCCCTCTATTATTGATTTTAAAACCTCTAAAAAAATAAAATATGTAAAACAAATTAAAGACTACTTTATTCAGTGTTGCGCTTATGCTGTAGCTCATAATGAACTTTATGGAACAGGTATTAAAAATATAGTTGTATTAATTACTGTTGATGGTAAAGAACCTCAATGTTTTGAAACTACTGCTGTACCTTTTTTATCAGATTTAAAACTACGGTTACAACAATATGCAGCAGTGTAAACAACTACCGCTTCCAGTATTATCAGTAAATCCAGAAAAAATAGATTTTATTTATTCTAATTCTGAAAATTTTTTTAATACTCGATATCAATTATCTCCTAAATGGAAAAGTTTTGATATTTATGTCGAAGGAAAAGCTTCTCCAATAATGACTCAGTTTCCAGAGGTTGCATCTTGGTTTGATACTATCCATAAACACACTGGAATTAAAAATATTCAGCACTGTTATATTTCTATCTTAGAAGCAAAGTGTTCTATTCCTTGGCATGTAGATGATAATCATGATACATTTAATAAATCGTTTATAACGTCTATAAGAACACAAGAAAGTTTTATAGAGTTTAAAGATCGGCGTAAGTATATTTATAAAAATGGTTATAGTTATGCTCTTAATACAAGTCAAGAACATAGAGTATTAAATTTATCTAATTTACATAGAGTTACTTTATGTGTAACCCCAGAGGAAAATATATATGTTTAAAGAGTTTATTTTTAATATTAAATTTTGGTTTAAAATGAGAAAACTTAAAAAACTTGATCCTTTTATTTACCAAATGCCTACGAACGATGACAAGAAGAATTAAATTAGAATTACAACGATTTTTTCAGGAAAAAGAATTGACGGATAAAGAACGAGAGTTTATACTTGGATGTATAAAAGCACAGCAATCTTATCCACAGTTAACACAAAAACAGTGGAAAATTGTACAAGAAATAAAATCTCGTTATAAGGAGCCGAGTGATGGCAAAAACTAAATATCCCGGAGTAGAAAGAACTCCTAGTGGAAAAATCAGTTATAGAGGCACTACCTTTGATGGCTTTAATAAACCTCGCAGAAGCAATCGTCCCGAGAAAAAAGGCATGGTTTTAGCAAAAGAAGGTGATAATATAAAGTTAATTCATTTTGGTGATTCTTCTATGGGTCATAATTATTCTCCCGAAGCACGCAAGTCTTTTAAAGCTCGTCATGCAAAAAACATTGCAAAAGGAAAAATGAGCGCTGCTTACTGGGCTGATAAAGTTTATTGGGCAGGACCAAAAGGTTCAAAAAAATCTCCTCCCAAATCTCAATCTTATGTTAGAGGTATTAAGCGTAGATGACTAGATGCCAAAACTGCGGACACGAGTCTCATTGCGGTAATTCTTTAAAAAAAGAAGTAAATGACGCCTGGGATAAACGACTAGGAGAAATTGTAGTGTGTAAGCATTGTTTATGCGAATTATGTGCTAAATAACTATAGGAGATCTATTATGATAGGTGAAGAAAGATATTGTGCGACTTGTGGTCATAGATGTCACTGTTATGGTTCATCCTGTCAAGAACCAATAGGAGTAGGTATGACCGATAAATGGCAAAAGTGTGATTGCAAAAAATGTGAGTGTACAAAGGAATGGAAAGATCAATAAAATTTCATTTGGTAAAAGAATTACCTAATGATTATATTTTACCTCCTATTCCAAGCTCTAAACTTATGCCTTCCTGGTTTAAGAATCTTCCTGGTTATGGAGAGGATAATGTACAGACAATAAAAAAGTGCATTCCTTTTGTTGATGCAATGACAGCTGGATACACTTTTTTATTACATATAGATTTAATTATTAAAAGAGATTCTGATAATAAAATAACTTTAAGATACCTAAGTGACTCTCACAAAAGTCTTTTAGATAGAATAAAACCTATTGAAACCCACCCAAAAACCCAAGTTCCGGGAGTTCCATTTGAAGATTTACCAATCATAAAATTTATGAATCCTTGGAGAATTGAAACACCTCCTAATTATTCTACTTTATTTTTGCCTTGTGCTAATAGATTTGATACAATGATTATGCCTTTAGTTGGTTTAGTTGATACGGATAGGTATAAAAATGTAGTAAATTTTCCTTTCGTTATCCCTTCTTTACTTCCAAACTCTGAAATACTTTTAGAAAAAGGTACTCCAATAGTTCAAGTTATACCTATTAAAAGAGATAATTGGAAAGAGAAAACTACTTTATACGACTCACGGGTTTTATCAGAGACTAAAAAGCAAAGAGAAGAAATGTTTGAAGATAGAGAAGATTATTATAGAAGAAAACTTTGGAAAAAAAAGGTATATAATTAATATGAATATTGATAATTTAAGAAAACAATTAGAAATTGATGAAGGAGTGGTTTATGAGATTTATCTTGACCACCTTGGTTATCCTACTTTTGGTATCGGTCATCTTGTTACAGAATCTGATCCAGAGAACGGACTTGCAGTGGGAACCCCCGTTGATGCTGACAGATGCGCTGAA